GAAGCGTGTACGAAGCTCTTCAAGGCGCCGAACGATCTCGAGCTCGAAAAGGTTTACTGTCCGTATTTCCTGTACTCGAAAAAGAGGTACGCGGCCAAAATGTACGAAAAGAAGGGTGACAGCGTCGTCTTCAAAAAGGTGGACATTAAGGGTCTTCAGGTTGTCCGGCGCGACAGCTGTCCGTTTGTTCGAGAGACGCTCAAGACGCTCCTGAACATGATTCTCGAATCGAGCGATCCTCGGCCCGTCATTGAATTTGCTCGCAATTGTGGCCGAGAACTCATGACTGGAAAAGTTCCGATGGAGAAGCTTTTGATGAGCAAGCAGCTCGCGTCAAACTACAAGGTTCCTGTTCCGCACGTGACTGTCCGTGACAAGATGAAACATCGGGCTCCAGGATCAGAGCCTCAGCAGGGTGATCGCGTCTCGTTCGTCGTCGTAAAAGGGCCTGGAAAAATGTACGAAAAGGCGGAGGATCCTGTGTGGGCCCGCGAAAAGAGCATTCCGCTCGATTACCAGTACTATTTTACAAACCAATTCAAAAAGCCCATCCAGGACCTGCTCGAGCCGCTGATTGATCCGGCCACGATATTAGACAAACAGTTTACAGTTTCGACAGAGACGACGGTTGAGATGACGGCCCGGAAGGCGTTCCTCGAACGATTTGCACGTAAAGTTTTCGCGCCCTGAATTAATATGGAGGAACTTTTTGCAAAACTTCAGAAACATGTTCTGAAAACTGAGCAATGTGTTCTCGATCAAATTGATTCCGAGGTAAATGCGCGAGTCAATATCCGAATAAACGCAATCGCCAATCATCTTTCAGCTATTTACGGAGTTTCGGCAGAAATTTTTGTTAAACAAATTAGCGAAGTTGAATCTGATTTATGCAAGGGGATCAAAAAAGACAAGTCGAAATGTCTCAAGCAGCCGCGAGAAAACGGATACTGTGGGTTTCATCAGAAGCAGGTTCCTCCTCCGAAACCAAAGGAACATGCAAGAGTTCCTTGTCCTTGGGAAGAGACTTAAAAACAAGAGACGAATTATTTGTAATGAGCAAGTCGAGCATCCTCCTTTCGAGCCTAGTCAAGTTTTTTTCAAATCCTGAAAACAAAAAGAGTCTCGATGACATTTTGAATCACAAGAATGGAATTTCTCTTCGCAGGATTGAATGGTTCGTGACAAATTACGCAAAGAATAAGCACGTTACGTACACAGGTCCGAACGGAAAGATGTTTACGGTCCACGTGGCATACAAGTCGAGTCTCGATGGGTACTCCAAAAAGCTTTTTGATCCATTTTGCCGGACCGAGCGCATAGAGTTTGAGGGCATCACGACAACCGTCGCTCAACTCAATTTTTTGAAATGGGTCATACAGAATGAGATTGTAAACCACATGCTTATGTTGAAAAAGGGAGACCAACAAAGCCTCCCTGAAATTGAAGAAAGTTGTAGCCATAGTAAAACACATACAGATTGTAGCCTTGTTGGACCTGTGTAGAATAGACTGGATTGAATGTCAATGTAAGAGTTGTTGTTTGTGAATTAAGTTTTGAAAAATTGAGATACCCCCCCTGATTGTACTCTTTTGGAGTCAGCCCAAACGAGTATGTATATATGTTTTTAGATGGAGCCGAAAGAAAATGTTCCACCGGCTGTTTAATTCCAAAATAGAGACCGCCCGGAAGAACACTCGTAATGTCATGATTGTTTAATGTAAGTTTTGCATTTGTGATTACGTCAATGAAATTTGTAGTGCCCGATGGAAACTTCATTGGAACTGACGTGTGGATGTACTGTGTCGTGTAGCCGTAGATGTATCTTGAATCGTAGTAGTTTTGATTATTCACATTTTCATAATTTTTGTTTCTGAAAAACCACGCAAGTGTCTGGACCGGAAATGACGCAGTCAAGTTGAATATCGGTTTTGAAGTTGAAAATGTAAGCGTCGCATCCTTCTTTATGCTGGTTACAATGTATCTGAGAGGTGTATTTCTATAGTACATTCGCTCCTTGCTCTCAATGAGAATTTCTTCAGTCAAGAGAATAGGATTTGTGAAATCTATTTGGCCTTGTCCATTTGTCCACCATGCATACGGATGAAACGTAAAACGAATGTAAATGAGTTGATTTTTCATTGCGCACAATGGAAAATATGGTTTTTTCAGACGTTCTCGTCCTGTATTATTCGCGGAATGTCTGCGACAGAAAAAAAACTCGAGAGGTATCGTAATTTCACCATTGATACCGCTCATTGCAGCTTGCATGGCATACTGTTCATCTGCGTCCAGAAACATTTGATCTCGAATAATGTACCAGTCATCGTAGAGCGTCTCTATGACCGTTTCGTTGACTATGAATTCGACCTGTTTAATCAGTGCCCGTCCAATGTTTGGCGAAAGAGAAATACCGCTCGGAAGTGTGAGTCGGAGCCACATGTTTGACATTAAATCGCCCATTTGCTGAGGATACAGAGGAACCTGAACGACAGTTCCTTGGTACGTCGGACTCGGCCCAGGAAACGCAGTGACCCTGTGAAACATTATCGAGTTTGTATGTTGCTTGAATGCAGGATTCCATCGGGATTTTAAAGGATCATCCGTCACGAGAAATTCATCTTGGGGACCCTTTGCAAAAAGACCCATGAGCGCGGCGGGACTAAACCCTTTTTTGTTAATTTCAGTAAAGTCCGTGGGCTCACGTGGAAATGAAAAATCCGTATTCAGTTCCCTAAATTTTGTAAATTGGCCAGTTACGATATTTGGATTAATTTTTATCGTCCCTTGTTTAGGTTCAGTCGATGTAAATGTTCCAATTGTCAACAAGTTTGAAGACGTGCTCGGAGGCGTAGCATTTGCAGTCACGTAGGTTGGCGTCGAGTTATTCTCTGGAATGTCGCCCAGTGTTTCGAGAGTTGCCAAATCCTCAAATCGCGGTTCTCCTACATTGTCTGTTCCGGCGTATACGTTTTTTGCAAATTCTTTTACATTAAAACTTCCTGAAAGTGGCGTCAAATGTGAGACTGTCCACCCTGGCGAAAACCCTTGAGGAATCGGCCCTGTAAATACAAAGAGGGGCGTGTGCTCACTGACGGTATAATATCCGTTTATCGGTTGCGGAACGGAAGTTGAAATTATTGGAATAAAACCGGGTGGATAAAGAGTGACTGAATTTGCGTACCGTACTTCATTTATAACCTGGTTCGTGTCAGATTGAAGAGTAAATGACCAGTTGTATGGCTCCGAAATGAGAGATGAAACCGCGACAGTCCCAGCCACGTTGCTCGATCCGGTCGTCTGAAGTTGCCCAACCAGACCCGTCACGTTGAGAGCTGCCCATCCTGGACCGATAGGTGTCGTCCATGTTGTGGTTGCATAAAACGTAACTTGCTGGGGCCCCGTAACCATGAAGAATCCTGAAACATCGACTGGTGTTAAAAATACAGAAAGAGCAGAAGAAGATGACGACGACGACGACGACGAAAGAGGAAGAGAAGAAGTTGACGACGACAAAGGAGGAGGTGGCGGTTTTCGCAAGCCTATAACTTCTAAAAAGTCATAAATTGATTTTTGAGTAAAATGTGCAACTCGCACAACCTCCATCTACAACTCGCTTAGATTTTTCTCCCACATCTGAACCACAGTCGTCGACTTGAGAATGTCGCGCTCCTTTTGCTTTTCGTTGCACGTAATCTGCAGTTTTTCAACTTCTTCGAGCGTGTATTGATACGTCTTGATGTCGAGCAGCTTTGGCCAAATCACTTCTGAATAAACCTCCTCGCGAAGCTGGCGGTGGATGTCATCAATCGGCTTGTTGTACACCTGGATCCGCTTCGAAATTGCAACATCTCGAATGAACCGAGCCTTTTCCGAGAGCCACTGGATCTCTTCGTCAATCGCCGCGAGCATCGCCGTCTTGCGATGCCTGTAGACCTTGAGTCGAACGTCAATGTAATCGACCAAAATCTCTTCGGCGGTTTCATACTTTTTGACGGCACCATTCGGTGCAATGAGATACATGTTACTCGTGTGAATCGTCTTTGCAAGCCCGAGCGTTTTGACTGGATCCTGAACGTCTCCCCAAATTCGAAAGTCTGGGGTCGTCTCCGTAGAATGGTTTTCGTACTTTTGAATGATTCCCTTTTCGACGAGATCTTCCAAGTGTTCCTTGAAGTCCTGGATCCACTTCCCTGGAGGAAGCTCAGTCACCTTGATTTGAGATCCCTCGCGCTCGAAAAGTCCTTCAAGGACCCATGTATGCTCCTTTGTCTTTCGGATACTTCCTCTGAACCCTGCAAAGTACGGAATCATGGGAGCCATTTCGACATTTTTCAGGGCGCACTGAATGTTGTGCGTAATAACATCTGGACTGAACGGAGGAACGTAGCAGCTGAATCCGGTCCCTATACCTTCCGCCCCGTTGACAAGTATCATCGGAAGGATCGGTGCATAGTACTCGGGCTCAACCTTTTGACCGTCATCAACTACGTATTTTAGAACAGAATTATCCAAAGGGTTAAAAATCGCACGAGTCTGTGGCGCGAGTCGAGTGAAAATGTATCTCGAACTGGCTGCATCCTTTCCACCCAACAAACGAGTTCCGAATTGTCCACTCGGAACAAGAAGATTCAAGTTGTTCGATCCGACAAAGTTTTGGGCAAGGTTTATAATGGTTCCTTGGAGGCTCGCCTCTCCGTGATGATACGCAGTCTGCTCCGCGACATAGCCCGCAAGCTGCGCAACCTTCATGTCCGTCGTGAGGTTCTTCTTGAGGCACGCATAAATCACCTTTCGCTGACTCGGCTTGAGGCCATCTACACAATGTGGAATCGATCGCTTAATGTCTTCGGCGCTGAAATTTGCAAGATCCTTGTGTACGAAATCGGTGACTGTGAGATTCTTCACGTGTCCGTACTTGATTCCCTTTGGAGGGTGTGCCATGTGCGCAGTCAACCACGTCTTCCTATCGTCCGAGAGTGCCTTTGAAAATGCAAGCCGCATGGATTCGTCAGTCGTCGGATCAGATCCGAACGCCACCGTCAACCTGTCAATTTGCTTGAAATACTCCTTTGCCTCTGCGCTCGTCGACGTTCCGAGACCCTTGTAGTACTTGACCGGCCCAGTCTGTCTAGAGGCTGCCCTGAATTCTTCGTCCGTAAAGTACCACTCCTTCCCAGCCTTGATTACGGGCGTCACCATCGACACCACAAATCCGAGTTCAATGAGCTTTGGCCAGTACACGTGAAACATGTTGAGAACGAGCCCTTTGATGTGGCTCCC